GCCTGAACCACTTGTGTTGTCAGTTAATCTTAAATTTGCACCGCTTGTTCCTGTATCATGTATTTGAGTAACTACTCCGTAAGCGGTAGCAGGTGAAGTTGTGCCAATACCCAAATTTCCCCCTGATGGATTAATAACTAGGTTACGATTGTCAGACCCATTATTTGATAAGGCATGAAGTTCTACTCTTCTAGTTGCTGTAGCAGATGCACCATTACCACATTTAATCTGTAGTTCAGCGTGGTCAGCAGAAGTAGCAGGGTCATCAGCCGAAATTCTAACAACAGTTGTTACAGCATCGTCAGCAACACTCCCTTCAATATCAAGTGGAAAGTCTGGTGAACTTGTGCCTATTCCTATTCTGTTATTTCCTGCATCTACAACAAACATATTAGCGTTATCGTTACTTTCAACACGAAAGTCTACATCTGCACTATTTTCATTAAATACCACACCACCATTTACATTTAATGTTCCATCAATCGTAAGACTTTCGATATTGTCATTAGATTGGTCTAAAGTAAAAAGAGAAATAAAAGCGTCATTATCTTCATTTCTTATTTTTAGAATGTTGTTTGTTGTGTCGTAAAATAATTGATTAGCGTATGTGGTTGAGGGTGCTGACGTTCCAGAGTTTGTTGACCCTAATGCTTGTAACGCTGAGTTTAAATCTGAACGAAAAGATGCAAACCCTTGATTGGCGATTGATAAATCATTTTGCGACATTTTTTACCTCTAACTTGCTATTTCTCCGAATCCTCTTGCAACATAATCAAAAGTTCTGCTAACTGTTGCACTGGCACTATTAAAAAACTCTATTGTAAAACCTGTTTCACTTTTATTTGTTATAGCATAGAAATCTCCACTCGCCAAGTTCTGTGCTGAAATTCCTACACCTTGTAATGATTTAAATGCAGGACTAAATGTTATTGCTTTACCACTTGTACTTGTTCCGCTTACAACATCGGCTTCTGCTACAACTCTATCGGGCATATCCACCGTAACCGATAACGCTGAAACTTGCTGTGTTGCTGTACCTTTTTGACTTGTCATTTGTAGCTTGAATTTAAATGCTCGTGCTTTGTAATCACCTACAAAAAACTTTCTGAAATCTGTATATGTGGGTGAACCACTTGGGTCACCTTCTGTTGTTGCCACTAATAATTCTGTGTTTGTATCGTCAAACTCTTGTGGGTCACCATCAAATAAACCTGCTCTATCATCAAAGTTTCCAGTTGCATCATCAAAAGCATCAACGAAACTTATTCGTGCCACATTCATATTTGCTGTAACTCTACTGGTATAAACCGAACCTAAGTCTATATGCGTATCAAATTCATAAGTTCCAGAACTTGCAACGTTTCCTGCACCACCATCAAACAACCCTCCTGCATCGTCAAAATTCCCTGCTACGTCATCAAAATTGTTGGCTGTTCCTAGTTGTAGTTTGTTGTCAACCACCGCCATATTTGTTCGTGAACCAGTAAAATTAGGACTTTGGGTGCTAGTTGCCACTAAATTTAACCCCTTGATACTTTCGATTATTGCAACTGTAGAAACAGCATTTTCGGAACTATTGCCAACCTTATCCACAGCTTTGATGAAATATGTTCCTGTCATTGCAGGTACTATAACTGTGTTAGCAGGTCTTGAAACCTTGTCAGCTATGTCTATTGAATTAGCATACGTTGCACCGCTAGTTTCTTTTGCGTGTCTTATTCTATAGTGTGAAAGGTCTAAATCTGTGACTGGCGTCCATGCTAAATGTGCTTCTGTATCAATTATATTCACACTAAAATTCGTTACATCTTGCGGTGGTGCTGTTTTACCCACAACTTGATGCGTAGTGCTGACAAACACTGAACGACTTATTGAACTTACTGACCTTGCCCTTACGTCATATATTGCATCATCTTCAACATTCACAAGTTCAAACTGCGATGAACTACCCCTGCCTAAGTTTATGAAAACTGAATCTGTTGACTTTTTGGCTTGCACTTCAAAATCGGTAATAAATAAATCGGTAGCTGTAACATTCACCAATAACACCGCTATGGCTTCTTCATTTCGTGAACGTAATTCATCGGTGACTGAAATAGTTGGTGCTTGAACGCTGAAGGGGTTTGGAAGTGTGCTATCGGGTATTGTTGGCAATGCTTGTTGTGTACCGAATGTATAAAAACTATCTTGATGCTCCGAACATTGAATACTTACTGTATGGTCTGCATTTATTGATATTCTTTGTACTCTAAAGGCTTTTGCAGAAAATCCAGTGGTTGCATGGGTTACGTTTACAATATCCCCTACTGCTAAATCTAAAGCTGTTCCATCGGCTCTAAGAGATATATCTAAACTTGAGCGTGACCGCCTAAGAATAATCTCTGCCATTTCCTGTGCTTGGTGAGCATTTGTTATCATGGTGTAATCAAATCGACCTTCTAAAAGCAATTCACCATCTTCTGTTTTCATCGTTGCGTGTTGGTCTGCCGAATCCAAACCTGTTTCATCTACTGGTGGAAACTGTACTGTGTCGGTCTGAAAGTTTTTATCTGGGTTTACAAAAGTAACAATAACCCTGTTATATCGTGAGTTCTTGTTTTTACTTTGAACAGTAATACCGCCTATTATGTTATCTTCTGTAAGTGTGATTGATGCTGAACCTGTAGTTTCCACTAGGATATTGTATTTACCACCAGAAAAATTTAGATACGAACGTGACCCTTTTACAAACTCTTTCACGTTATTGATAGCTTTTCTGGATGTATCCACCACAATATGACTATCCAGAAGGTCTATGGCACTTGCACCGCTAACTGGTGTAATATCCGCATCACAAACATCTGTGGCGGTCTGCCAATCTGCAAAGTTACTATCAAAGTAACTGTTAGCTATACCCATTCCGAATCTATCGTTTCTGAGATAGTCTAATAGCTGTAATATCGGGTTGTCGGAATATTCCCATGTTGTGCTTGTGTCTGCTCTATGGCTACCGCTACCCCCTGTGACTGTGCCATCTAGATTTGGATTGTAAATTTTACGACCTTTTATAATAGCTTGAACTCTTGGTAATGAACCAAATTTTTCTGCGTTCCATTCAAATCGCAAGGCTAAATACGCTAAACCCCTTAACCTATGGTTTGAAGTCCATGAACTTACCTCGCCTAATAATGATGAAGATGTCTGTGAATCTGTTCCTAAATGTGCTTGTACTGTTATTAAACTATTAGTGTTTTCGGTATCAAAAAAGTTTGCATCCGCATTCGTAACTGTTCTTTGTGTGCCATCGGTGAGTGAACCTGATAAAGTAACTTGATGATTATTTACAAAAAGTGTTTGAACGCTGTCTATTTCCCCTTCACTAAGTACTACTGCCATGTAAAGATATTGATTGTCTGTTCCAGACGTTTCAACAAAGACAACATTACCACCGACCTTTCTAGTTCCATAAACTACAGGAATACTTGAATTAGCGGTGAATTTATTAACTAAAATACCTCTTGCTTGTTGTTCCTCAAACTCCTCTGAAAACTCTGGAACTTCTGGCTGTGGTACTACCCAACTAACAACCTCGTCCACAACATCTACCACGACATCAACTACACTTGTTACGACATCTTCTACGAAATCGACTGTTTCAGTAACAACATCGCCAACAAAATCAAAAAAATCTTCTACAAAACCACACATTTAAAACATTCTCCAATTACTTCCCATGTTTTGAAATCCTAATCGTTCAAAAACTGGGTCTTTGTGTAGACCTGTGCTTATTGATAGCAAAATCGGCAAGCCTTCCGATACGTTTTTAACCGAATCAACTATTACTTTTACTAAGTTATACGTCCTATATTGCTTTCTGACGTACAAAACATGGATATTCATTAGCTTATCTTTGCTGAACCAATACTCAGCCTTGTGAAACATACACAACCCCATTAGTTCTTCTGAATCTAAATCTTTAGCAAAAATTACTTTACCCTTTTCTAAAATAGTGTTGATGAATAGTGTAAGTTTTGGCTTGTCCACTTCTGGAAGTTTTTTATCAAATAACTCGCTTTCTTTGAACTCCATGAGCATTTCATAAATC